CATGCAGTGTGGCTAAACGCACCGAGGTCTCGGCAACCCGAATGAGAAGCGCACCCTCTTCGTCGTTGCCCCTGGCAAGCTGCCGCATTTTCTTTTCGAAGGCGCGCGCAACATCACACGCCTCGTCGTTAGCCCACGGCACGCGATGTTCAAGTTTGGAAACATCAGCATCAAGAGAAAAAACGGATCTTTTTTCTTCTATGTTTCCGTCTTCCTTTGTGAAAAACGGCACAAGACTATGAAGTCCTTCAATCAATTCTTGCCACACACGCAACTTCTCTTCACTGACCTCGCACGATTCCTCTGCCGCTGGGCCGGCTTGGCAAATCAGGAAACGATTGAGAAAACCATCATGAATGCTGCCTGAACCGAGCGCCTCATAAAACGCTCGCGGTGTCGAAGTCCCAAGTATCGTGAGTGAGGGCCACGACAGGCTAATTGTGGGCGGATCATTCGAGCCCTTGACCTTTGCCCTTCGCGTCGTCGAGAACGGCGCGCTCGCTTGGTAACGGCTCCACATTTCCAGTAGGAATGCTTTCATGGAAGCTTCCCAAGAATTCGCCTTTCGCGACAGCATACGAGCCAAAAGCGATGGCCCAATTTCATCAACTATGCCCAGGCAGCATGGATGGTCGACCATCATTTGCTCCCATGACCCCACGGAAAATGATTTCGCCGTCACGGCAAGCCGGGGCTGGCCTGCCGCCGTAAGCAATGTATGCGGTGCCGCCAGCGGCCAGTCCTTGCCAACGCCGGTCTCGGCCAGCATGAGGATGTAAAGATTGAGGGCTGATCCGGTCGGACTGTAGAGATGCCGCCCGCAAATCGTGGATAGGGTGGCGGTCGCCGCCCCCACGGCAAGCGCCCGGTTGGGGTAGCGCGCTGTCTTTTCAATCCAATCCGCCATCGCACCGATAAGACCATCTGGATGCGTCCAATCGCCGGTCGGCAAGTCGTGGATGCTAGGCGGCGGCTCGCTAGGTGGCTCGCCCCCCCCCTCATTCCCACACTCTTCCCACTCTTCCCCCTCATTTCCCCCCTTTTCCCCCTCATCTCCCCCCGCAGGAGAAAATTCACGTGAAACTTTGCTTTTTCTCCTGGCTGAGTTTGCCTTGATTGCCTCAACGTCAACAATTTCGTCCAGGCTATGGTCGTAGGGGGTATCGTCCTCCGGGCCGGTGATTGCTGGCGCCTTGGTCGCACCGTCACGCAATGCCCGCGCAATCGTGCCACGCGCCCCGAGGACGCGATCACGCGGGCTGATGCCCCAGGATAAGGCGGCGGCCTGCAAACGCGCTAGCGCCTCGCTGTGCTCGATGATGCCCCCCGCCACCATGCGTCCAGCCCGGAAAGCAATCTGGTTGGCCTGATTGTTGCGCTCGCCCTCATAGGCCGCGGCTAGGTCACTCTCCATGCCCTCTAGGGCGGCTGCGCCCCATGCGTCGGTTCGCGCCGTTGGGGGAGTTTGCGGTAATTTAGGGGTATTTGCGGGAGTTTGCGGGAATTTGAGGGTATTTGCGGACGTTTGCGAGGTATCTGGAGGTTGGTTTGCGGGGTTTGCGGGGTTTGCGGGGTTTGCGGGGTTTGTTTTCGGTGGTGCACGATCAATGCGCAGAAGTTCGACCGCCCAGGCAGGAAGAGGCGGCGCGTCCGCCGGGTTGCCATGGCCGATATAGCGGCCATCGTCATCGCCGAAGATCGCCCCGGGGGCGATCACATAGCCGCCATCGCCCCGGATATCGATCGGCACCTCATGCCGGGGCGGTAGGTTGCCGCGGCCGTTGCCGAATCCCTCCGTGTTGCCGAAAAATATGTGCCTACCGCCAGAGGGCGTCTCCGACCACGGCGCGCTAGCGAGAACCGGATCGTCACCGCCAGTAATTGCCGCACAATGAGCACGTAACCAGCCGTAGCTATCGACTTCGCCGAGCCGCTTGCTGACGTCGCAATCGAACGCAATCAACCCGCTTTTGCCAAGGTCGATCGCCGGCACGGCATCCGGCCACGCTTTCCACCAACGATGGATTACCTCAAGATCGGTGGTCGACTGCACGCGCCATAGGATACCCGGACAGGGTTCCTTGCGCCGGTCACCTTTGCCACGGCACGGAAAAACGTAAATGCACTGACTCGCCAGCGTCAGCGCTAGCTCCAAATTATCGTTCTGATGTTGCGACGGGAGTAACATCATATCACTTCTCCTTTTCCGTTTCCGGTTGTGCACCCTTCATCGTGTCTCGCATCGTCTCAGCAAAACTTTCAATCACCCAACCGACAAACAGCGTGATCTCCTCACGCGGTATCGTGACATCATCCGGTCTGCCGTCTTTTAGTTCGGCAGCAATCTTTGCGATTGCCGCTTGCTCAAGCGCATCAAACCTTGTTGCCGACATATCGATTGCCTCCCTCGCTATGTCCGCGCCGCAGTCGGCGCAGAACCATCCTAGAGCCTCTCGCGGGCCGGGACCGGAGCTGACAGCAGCACCATCGGCGCGCCGCGAACAAACAAAACACGATTGATCATTGCCGACACGGTTGCGCATGTCACGACATCACTTTCTCAAAACGTCGATCGAGGATCTTGAAAAAGCGCCCATCAGGCCGCACGCGGATCTCGCACGGCTTGAGTAAGAGTCCCTCATTTGCGAGCCGCACTAGCTCGTAGATGTCACGTGCCTTTTCGTATCCCGGCAGCATGTTCATTGCCAGCCATGTAATTGCCTTGCCGTGCGGATAGGTACCAGGAGGATGCATCGGGCAGATCCACTCAGAGTAGGAGGAAAAACGTCCGGACTGATAATCGACGCGCATTGTCGGAGTGGTATTCCTGTCACCGCCTTTATAGTGCACGCTGGCATGGACGGACGTCACCTCCACCCATTGTGGCAGGTTGGACGAGTAGCCGTCAGAGACAATTTCGGCTTCTTCGTCCGCCTTAGCCTCATGCATGAGGCGCGCTTTCGGCGTGACTTCTTCTGCCACTAGCGGCTTTGGTTTCGGAAACTCATGCCCACAGTCGGGACATTTTTCTGTTTTTTCCGGGACGATCGAATGGCAATCCGGACACTCCATCACGTCAACATGATGCACGAGATCGGAGCGTATCGTATCGATCGGACCATGACGCCGCGTGTTGCCGGCAAAGTCCAACACCAGACAGTCTTGCTTGCCGGGAGCATTGCGCAGGCCGCGGCCGACCTGCTGTAGCCAGAGCCCTGCGGACTGCGTCGGGCGCAAGCCGGCAATTAGGTCGACCTCGCAGACGTTGAAGCCGGTGCCGAGCACCATGACCGAGCAAAGCGCCTGCGTCTCGCCACGCCGGAACTCATCGATGATGCGATCACGGTCGCCTTTCGGCGTAATACCAAAAACTTTGTCAGCTTTGACACCAATGCGTTGCAGCTCCTCGCACACATGCGTGCCGTGAGCAACAGTGATGCAAAACACCAGCCACGATCGGCGGTTAAAGCCAGCGCCGCATATCTCTAAACATGCGGAGCGAGTGATATTCTCCTTGTCAATCGCCTCCTCTAGTTCTGAGGTGATGTACTCGCCGCCACGCATGTGCACGCCAGAAACATCGAGTTTTTGTTTGGTTGATTTAGTGACCAGCTTGCAAAGATAACCCTGCTCGATCAGGTCACGCACGTTAGCCTCATAGACCACGTCGTCGAATATTTTGCCGTCGCCTTTGTTGAGCTGCCCGGTATCAAGCCGGAACGCTGTTGCGGTTAGGCCGGCAATGCGCATATCCGGCGTGCGCGCCTGCTGCTCGTCGAAAAATTTGCGGTACATGGTGTCGTCGTCGTGCGACACCAGGTGCGCCTCATCGATCAACAAAAGATCGAACTCACCCACGGTCAGCGGACGCTTCCAGACGCTTTGTATGCCCATAAACAGGATGCGTTCTGCAACATCGCGCCGGCCCATGCCGGCCGAATAGATGCCAGCGGGAGCCTCTGGCCACAGCGCCAGCAATTCGCGATAGTTCTGGTCGATCAACTCGCGCACATGCGTGATCATGCCGATACGCATGGTAGGAAAGTCGCGCAATAGCTCCTGGCAGATGGCGGCGATCACTAGGCTCTTGCCGCTGCCGGTCGGCAACACGATCAGGCCATTGCCGCCGTTGAGACCCCAATATTTGGTAAGCGCGTCGATCGCCTCACGTTGATAGTCCCTGAGTTGGAAACCCATCGATCCACTCCTCTCCATCTATTTTCAGCACGTAAGTCACGGTCGCCACCGTCGGCATATCAGCGTCATCAACGTCAGTAGTGGCATCGGTCTGCTCGCCAGGAACAAGACTCGGCAGGTAGAGATGCCGATGACAGCCAGCCTCTTGCTCTTTTCGCGTTAGGGATTTGTTGAAACGCCCACAATGCCACGTGCCGCTATTATCGCTATCTCCGCCATCAATCAGCGGTGTCGCATGCAGGCAGGTGCGGCAATTACGGTACGCAAACACGTTCTCATGGCAGATGCCTTTGAAAGCGCACCAGCCGCAGATGTAGGCCTCACGCGCGTCTGGATCTGAATGCAGTTTAGTCGGTGCGGTCGACGCCTCGATGATGCGCCGCGCTCTTATCATCAAATTTTCAGCGTAAGTTTTATCGAAACGCACCCTTTCGGTGTAAATCGAATCGTCGTTTTTATTGACCGCAACATAAAGCGCACGCTCGATTTTGGCGTGCAGCATGTAGAGCTGCATTTGCGCGTAGTGCCCCGGCTTGGATTTTTTCACGCCGCTCTTGAACAACGAAGCGTAGGATTTCTCGTTGTGGGTTTTGACCTCGAGCACGTGAGGTGATTTTGGCGCCTCGATCACGCCGCTGTTGATGATGCCGTCCATGTGCGCACGGAAATGCCCGCCAAGCGCAACCATAACGGCCTGCTCGCCAGTGACGTCCATGCCGATCGCGCGCAGGTTTTCGATGACACGCTTTTCCTCACGGTGTCCGGTTTCGAAAAGGCGCAATTTGCGTCCGGAAAAATCCTCACTGGCAGCTGCCCAGCGAAATCCGTACCAGAGCGCGCGATCGCATTCATGACCAAGCACAGACGGCCCGAGATAGCCCCGCGGCGGTGTTGCCCTTGCTTGGTCTTCATAATGTTTGTAGATCGCCGCTGTCGTTGTGTGCTTGTCTTCTGGAATCAGCACCATAGGTCGATCCTCCACCCGCAGAGACAGCTCTGCATCATTGAAAAAAACAGCCCGCCAAGGCGCGGGCTGCAAGTTGCTCATCGATCCTAAAATGGTATTTCGTCGTTAGGATCGAGCCGCTGCGGCGGCGCCTGCCGCGGCTGCGCCCACGGCCTGGCAGTGTTATTACGCACGGCGGGTGCTGCCGCAGGAGGTGCTGCCTGCCGTTGCGGAGCAGGAGCAGGAGCAGGAGCTGCAGGAGCAGCGGCTGCTTGCGGCGGCGCTGCCTGCCGTACCGGCGCAGATCTAGCCGGCTGCCGTGCCGATGCAGGTCTAGCCTGTTGCCGCGGCGGCGGCGCTGCGGGAGTATTTGGCGGCGCAGTTTCGAGTTTGGCGTAGCGCACCTGATTTTGCGGCGGATAGAAACCGTTTTTGTCTTTACGGACGCCCACCTGTATGTGGAACGGCTTGAAATGCAGCTCCTCGCTGTCGCTCACATGTACAAGATCGAGAAGCCGGCAAAGACTAGCGAGAGAGCGCTTGGCTATTTCCTGCGTTTTTTCATTGACGTTCTCGATATTCAGCTGATCCCATAATTTGCGATTGGCGTAGGGACCATCTAACACCTCGAATGTGAGTTTAAGAAAATACCCAGTCCCGGCCTTGGTCGGCACCATGGCGCTTTCGATGATTTGTACATGGTAGATGCCTGCGGGTAGCAGATCGAAGTTGCGATCATCCGGCGGAACGTCAGAAGCATCAAAGTTGAGTTGTACCATAGGATTAACCTTTCGCTTGCTGTTGAGGTTTGGTTTTAAGTTGAGTGACTTGCTCTTGTGGTGCGGGCATATCGAGCGGCGGCTGTGCTGGGAAATACTGCGCTAAGGCGCGGTATCCTTTGCCGCGTTCAAATAGGAGTTTATCTGGCACGTGGTATCTGTTTTTAGCGACAAATGCCGGCCGCGGCGCAGCATAGAGCCAGCGATTGCCACCACCGTCGGCGCGGGCGCGGTTCCCCTTCTTCCCCTTACCGCCGTCTTCCTGCTTGATCGTGACGTCCTGATTGAGGAACAAGATAGCGTCCATCTCGTCCTGGAAGATCCCGATCGCGCGTTTGTGCAGTTTGATGTCAAAACGCGAATAGCTCTGCGTCATCGGATCTTCCACAGTGACAATCGTGGAGTGTGCAACAAAGATCACGTTCATGCCGCGATCGCGGCGTAAGCCATTCGTATATTCCAACAACTCGCGCCAGTAGACGTCAGCTGTGACGTAGCCCTTGCCAAATCCGGGTGTTTCGATGTTTGCCCATGCATTGTCGAGGCAGACCTGTGCCCACACCATCGGCTCAAGCCGGTCGATCGAATCGATGACAACGGTCTTGTAGTCGTGATCATGATCGTAGAGCGACCGGACCGCATCCATGACCTGCTCGTAGTCGTGGATATACCCAAACGTCGTAAGTTCGACGTCCCCCGGCGTGCCGTCCTCGACCTGGATGAAAACCGGGTCAGGCCACTCGGCGGCGAGTGTGGTTTTCCCCATCCCCGGCGGGCCGTAGATCAAAACGCGAGGCGGCAATGATGCCGTCGTGCGCCGCAAGTCGGCGACTGAAAGTGCCATTGTTGTGTCCTCATGTGTCAGGAGCCCTAAATTTTCATTTCATGACGCCGCTTGGGCTCGAACGCGGCGCAGGCCGGGTGAGCTTGGCATGCTGTTGCCTCTTAGTCAACGGAAGCTAGGCTTACTGCTGCGGCGGCGAGATGCAATGTACCAGCGCCGCCACTCGTCGGCGCGAATAACCACGTCAGTATCAAGCAATAGGTCGTTGATCTGCCAGATATGCACACGGATAGTGTCTGGGCGTCGTTGTTTAGGGCCGCGATAGATTTCTCTTTCCAGTTCGCGGGCCGAGATCCCATGTTCGCTGGAAGCTTTAATTAGATCAAAAATTCTTGCCTTTAGCGGCGTTAGCCGCACGCCGGCACGCATGTGCATCAGCGGCTGATGACAGTGCTGGCAAAAGGTTACAGCCATCATCAACCGGTTTTTCCGCGTAACAGCCCCCACCCTTCCAAGGTGTCGAGCGCATCGTCGAGATTGTCGACATATTCGGCATAGCCGCCGGCTTCAGCGATTGCCGCCAGGAAAGCAAGCTGTTCTGGCGTGGGTTTCTGTCCTGGCGCCTTCAGCTCCAGCGCGTAAAATTTTCCCTGATGCAAGAACACCAGATCGCTAACGCCGGCACGCACGCCCAGGCTGGCCATAATTGCGCCCTGGGCGCGACCGCCATAGTAGGCGCCCTGCGGAGAATGCCAGTACATCAATCCCAATACCGCGCGTTGCCGCAAATGCATCACTAACGGACGATGAATAAGATCTTGCTCAACATGTTTAACGGCAGTGATTTTCATTTACTATTCCGCCATAGTGAATCAAGGTCTGGCCGAAGCGTAGCCACGCTTAAGCCGGTGCGTTTGACGACAACACGCAAAAGTTTAATCCCCACAAGCCGCTCGCCAGTTTCGATGCGACTGACGCAGGATCGCGTCACGCCAAGTAGACGGCTGAGATCTGCCTTAGTCAGCGGCGGAATGTGTTCTTTGCGATAACGGGTGAATGGATGCTGCATGGGGATAGGAACATAGATTGCCGCCAAGCAGTTGACAAGATGGCATCAGCGGCGTTTAGTTACCAGTTGCCAGCATGGCAACTAAATTTGTGGATACGACCATGACAACGGACGAAGATAAGACCACGCGCATTCTTCTGGATTTAGGGGCTCATTTTTCCGAGCGTCTCACACAAGTCATTACTGATTACGGAGACCGGTTGGAGGAGGTTGGGCTATGCGCCCAACGTGTCGATGCCAAAATCACTTCTGCCCTGATTCTCGTGGCCGCCAGTGCGGTCGCCCGCATATCCTCCGTCCCACCGCAAGAGGCCGGCGCTGTGTTTGCGGCGGCTATAAATGACTGGCGATCGAAAAGTGAGCACCCAGCGCATCTGGATAAAATTGTAACAAAAATAGTGAAACACAGGAAAAAGCAGTGACTGCCGCCAGCAATATGACCAATCAAGAACTAATCGAATATATCGGCAAGCTGTCACATCGCGAGCGCGAACGCAGATACTTGTTGCGGGCGCTGCTGTCGACGATGCCGTGTCCACACTGCGGCAGCCCCATCGATTATTTCAGCGTCATCGGCATCAACATCAATGACCTGGACCCGGACGGAAAACTCCCTACCGAAGGCCGCTGCCCCGACTGTAGTGGAGATATCCGCTACACCGTGCGTTTCACCGGAAAATTATGGGAATGGCGCAAGAACGGTCCGACGCCGGAGCTGCCATCCGGAAAAGAGAGCGACACTGTGCGTTTTGATTTTCTAAGAAGGACACAAGAGGACGATACAATGAAAACGACAGCGACAGCGACAACGAAGAAAGCAGCGAGGGATCTAGTGCGTGAAGCTGATCTCTTGATTATCGAATCGATGATCGACCGTTACGGCATTGACAGCGTGCTGATGGGCGTTTCCAGCATCTGCGGGGCCAAGGCGGAGCACATCTCGCATGCTTGGCAGGACGCACATCTCGCCAAACGCTGGGCCGAGCTAGAAGGCGCGCTTGGCGTGCTCGTACCGAAGGCGGTGGGACTATGATCACCTGTCAGGCAAACAAGGGAACCTCCACGGAATACTGGTCCTGGCGCATCATCGATGGCAAAACATGCTGGTATCCAGGCCGTCACAAGCTAGAAAAATCACAACTCACCTGGAGTAAAACAGCAGCAGTCGAGATAGTCGGGGAACGGAAATACTACTCGCGTGAGGAACTGCAAGCCGCCGCGGTCGTGCAGCAACCTATTCAGGAGGCGCAACTCACCAACGATCCGCAACCGCAGGATCTGACACCGCAGCAACGCATCAATGAGGCCTTTGCCGTGCTTGGCATGCCGCGGCCTGTTCGCCCGGTGCTGTACGATAACATCGGCCGCGAACTTGCCACCGGCAAGGTCGTTGCAATCACTGTCATTCCAGAACCGATAGTGCCGCCAGTGCCGTCAGCATTGCCGTTGCACAGCTTCGCAGAACTGCCGATTATCATGATTGCGTTTGCATTCAGCTATGCCGGATGGCGCGCCATCAACCGAGGTGGATACATACAATGAGCGAGATCGAAAATCCGCGACTGATGGAACATCTCGGCGATGGCCTTTGCGTTGATTACGACGGCGAACAAATCAGATTGTTCACACCACGAGAGGAGGGCATCCACGAAGTGTATATGAACCGGAACGTGCTAGGCTCGTTCCTGGACTACCTTATCACCATCGGACTGCAAACCCCTAAACATGAGGACTGCAAATGAGGAAGCTTTTGCTAGCAAGTGTATTCGCGGCCCTGGCCACTCCTGCCTTGGCCGACACGTTCCAGGCTGACTCGTTCAGCCAGCCGAATGGGTTTCAAGACCTCACCATCACCCTTGGCGCCCTGACCGAAACCGTGCGTGTGGGCGAGATCAACCTGCACCAGAACAATCCCACCGCCGATCTGTTAGTCTGGTGCTTGGATGTGAACGATTTGTTAACTGTACCCTACACGTTCCAACTGCATCAACTCGGCGCTGGGCAGACCTTTCCCGGACTTCCTGCCGGCGGCTTTGATGGCGGGCAGCTACGGCAGATTGCCAGCCTGATGCTGCGCGGCCTGACGCTTGGCGGTCTTGACGCCAACCAGGACGACGCGGCAACGCAGCTCGCCATCTGGCGCGTGGAGTATGGCGCAGCGATCGTGTTCGCTAATCTGCCCACCGCGCTGCTCAACCGCATGAACCTCGAACTAGCCGACAGCGCACCTGGGGGTTCGATCGATTGCCCGACTTGCACGCTTACCGTGCTGACTGACGCAGTCGCGGCGCCCAATCAGGCGCTTGGGTTCGCAGTCAATGCCGTCCCCGGACCTATTGCAGGTGCCGGATTGCCTGGACTGATCGCCGCATGCTTTGGCCTGCTCGGCCTACAGTGGAGGCGCCGGCGCCGTAAACTGCTAGGCTGATAATGTTCATCGGAATCACCCCCCTGTGCTGCATCGACGAGGAGATCGACGACGTCGACCTCCTCGAAACCATCAGACATAAGCAGGTCATCGGTGGCGAGACATTAGGATCTGTGCAGGGTGGTGGAAAAAGAGTGACGGCAGCGAAGGGGACTAATCTAAGCTGCCGCCACTCCCTCCCGGCGGGCGCTCACCCAGAGGACGCGCCGGAATCAAATTACGATTCATCGATGATAACATTCTCGCCGTTGATAGAAATCGAGACATTAACGCCCTCGGATATGGTTAGCGCCACGCCGACGACCGGCAAGTGTGGCAGGTCAGGTGGCATCGGTGGCGTCGGATCTATTGTCCCAGCCATGATCACTTGCTGAACTTGCCTGAACATGATGTCCGCTTCTTCCGTAACAGCGGCCTCATGACGGTTTATAGGCCCCCAGTGCTGCCGCAAATTACGCAGACCGATGGCCGTCATGAGCGCGGCAAATGCTGGGGAATATTTTGCCAGCCATTGATATCTTGCGCCGGCGCCATGACCATAGTTTTTTAGGTCGGCACTTATCAACGGATCGGCCGATCCATCATTAAATTCATAGAGAAAGCCATTTGGGTCGCCCCAGTACACCTCAAACAATTCCGGAATGTTGTCATTGCACGAGTTGATATTCCACGAGGTTTGAAACAATCCAGCCTCGCAGGTCATGGCGTCAGTATTGCTAGCGCTTTGATCCCTGCCGCACCAGTGATTTCCTGCCGATTCACGCATGCCCAATCCTAGCAGCAGACAAAAAAGATGTCGCAGCGTGTCCAGCCCTGCTATCGAGTTGTCCATGTCCATGTCGGAAAAGATATCAGCGTACCAATCAAGAGCGTCATTGCTGGAGTTTTTGCCAGTTGCCGCCTTGCTCATTTCCAGCGCGGCAAGATCGCTTATCTTGAGAAGGGAAACAGCCAGCCCAAACGTCAGCGCCATGCCGGTGATGTAGCCGATCGGCGCAACGCCGCGGCCTGACCAATAATATCGTGCAATGGTGCTACGTTCGGCAATAGCAATGATTTTATCTTTCGTTTTTGTCTGTAGGCCGTCAGTGCCTGCTTTAACCCTAGCATCCAATCGGTCAAGCGCCGCCCACGTCGACTGACCAACGACGCCGTCAGCGTTAAGTCCGACTGCGGTCTGGTAGCCCTGCACGCCGGCTTTCGTCACTGGCCCGAAATCACCATCATCGTTCAACCCGAGTATGGACTGCACCTCCATCACGTCGGCCCCCTCGTCGCCCTCCGCTAGCTCGCGCCTTGGCATCTCGCCGCCGTCCTTAGGCCAGTACAGTCCGACAACGCCATTGATCGGATAAGACGACTCGTTAACCATGTCGCTCTGATTGCCACCGAGACAGATGTAGTTAGATCCCTCCGTGCGCTCGTACAGCGTCACGTGGCCGCCGCCGGATCGCGTCATCACCACGACGCAGCCAGGAACCGGATCATCGATTGGCTGATACTGATCGTCCCCTGACCACGCCAGCGCCCAGAGGAATTTTTCGGTATCGGTCTCGCCAAACGGCGGCCTGATGCCGGCCATAGCCATGGCGTAGGCGCAAGCTAGACCGCACCACGCAGTCGAGTCTGCAATGTACTGATCGCAATACGATTCCATGTCTCCAAAAACATCCACGATCTTCCGTGCCATCTCTAGAATTTTTGGATTGTTAGCTTCCCCCGGCGCCTCTGTGAGCCCAGTGATCCCGCGCATGACGGCTAGCCATGGAGGAACGGTGGTAGTCTTGCTCATTGCTAGTCCCCTTCTATTTTCCGGTAAGACACTTATCGAGAAGATCATGCACCGCAGCCGTATTGCGTGCCTGCCGCTCACCGATCTCTGTCATCGACAAATAGAAAAATCCAAGAATCGCCAGATTCATGATCACGAGCGCCAGCGACAGCGGTTGCTCGCGCATGATATCAAAAAAACTCCCGGTCGCCTTGCCTAGATTATCGACCGGCACGACACGGCTCTAGTGAAACACTTTACCGAGACCGCCAAGCAGCTCGCTGGCAATCCAGAACGCCACCGCGGCCCAGCCAAGGTGAAAGCGGCCGGCTGTCGTCATCACAGTAGCAGCGATGACGGCGAATACGAACGCGAACACCAATAGGATCAATCCGATGTTTTGCATGGTGTTTCCCTACAGTAATTTGTTGACTGCGTTTTCGACTGCGCCCTGCAACGCAGCGTCAGTGATCGCAGCACCCGGAGCATCCTGCACCGCGACGTCGTTGACTACGGTGTTAATCACCATGTTGACTGACGACTCTGATGCGATCATCGTTGTTCGCGCCCACTTGTAGCGCGTCGAATGTGCCGGCGTATCGGTCGGCTCATCAGTGATGTAGACGGCAAAGTGAACGCACGCGACCGAAACCCTGCCGCGAAACACTTGGTCCTTGGTCAGCGCGTTAGTTTCCTCGTAGGTCATCGCCATAGGATTTCAGCTCCCTGTTGCCTCTATGCTGCCTCCAGCGCCTCGATACGCGCCTTAAGTTCCTTGCATGCATTCACCAGCGCGTAAATCAGCGCACCGGTATCGAGTGTACGCATGTCATCCACCGGGATGCCATCAACAAACCCGTCGATTTGCGACACCATTTCCGGCATTACACCTTCCACTTCCTGCGCTACCAATCCAATGTATACACGACCATCCGGCACGTGACCGCCATGCGGCGATGCGTCGGCACCGTCGAACGTGTAGCTAACCGGCCGTAGCTGCGTAATATCAGCAAGGCCTTTGGTGTAGTCGCCGAGCACAGTTTTGGTGCGCGCATCGCTGCTGTCCCACCAAGGGCCACCGCCGGGTTTGTACGGCTGCGCGCCTCCTGTACTCTCAAAGTAAAAACTGCCGTTTACATCAAAATAGGCTCGCCGAGCTGCGCCGGTTCTAAACCCAAGCAAATGCGAGGTGTAGGAACCAACGAAGGTGCCGCCAGCATCGGCGCCAGAATACATGGAACGTGTGCCATCAGACAGTTCAGTGTAAGCAGCACTACCAACCACTGACAGTCCGCCGCTACTAAATATGGTAGAAACAGCCGGATCACCGACAATAACACGGCCACCTGCCTGCACTGTTACGCGCACGGCATTGTTTGTTCGCAGAGCAAATTGAGTGGCTGGGTAAGAACCGATAAAACTTCCACCGACATCTGCACCGATCACCGTCGATGCAGTGCCATTGGTCACCTCGATATAGCCATGGCTACTATCGCGAACAGACAGCGCCGCGATGCTGAACACTCTATTGACTGTCAGGTCACCCATGTTGATGTAACCAGTGGGATCAACATTTATGTGGCTGACATTATTCGTACGGATGTTAAAGTTGGAGTTAGCACCAATGGACCCGCCAGTAGTGTCAGAACCGATCAAAGTTGCATTTATGCCTGTCGTCAATTCGATGTAGGCGCCGCTGTTTTTGGCGACCGTGAGTTGACCGGTACCGTAAACCGGCGTGACCGCAGGCGCCGGATTGATAATCAAATTCCCAGTCATGGTATCGCCGGCCTTGGCCACAAAAGAACCCTGACCGTCGAGCATCCAGGCTCCCCACACGCCGGCTATTTTCTGCCGTACGTATTTCAGGCCGGGAGTGGTGGTACCGCTTTGATCACGCGCTTCAACTGTCACATTCAAGTTGAGCTGCGGCGTGGCGATCGGATCGCCAACATAGGCAATACCGGTGAATGCATGCCCAGTAACCGGAGCACCGCTAGCCGCGGTCGTCGCTGAGAATGATCCAGGTATCCACACTTGCGTGTCAAAATTAGTGACAGCCTGATTAGCCTTTTCGGCGGAAATGCCAACTAACGCTGTATCAGGTGAGGTGCCGCCAGTGCCGCCAGAAGCAACAGGCCGCGGCTGATTGAGATCGAACTCAATATCGTGATTGGTGCCGTTATATTTGGCGCTCTCGATCGTCGTGTTGGGCACGACATCGGGAAATGGCAACGAATAATTACCGCCAGTGCGTGGCATGTTAGTAACCCTCTTCCACTTGCGGCTTTGGCACCATGCCGGCAACACCGCCACGGTAGCCGCCTTGCATGATAGTCCTCGCCAGCCTCGCGCTGACATCCCTCGACGGTTGTATTGCAAGCAATTCTCTGGCGTTTCTGGCAACATCACGCGGATTTGTGGCGGCTAGATATTGCGCAATACGATCGCGATTAGCGGCGGCTTGCGCCTTGAATATCTGATCCTTTGCCCAACCAAGTCCTCGCGATGTTAAACCGGCAATGGACGCATCGAGCGGCAACCGCCCGCTTGCGGCATCAAGAGCCTTCTGTGATGCCAATGTCGTCGCCGTCTTCGATCCTTGAACAATCTGCTGATAGCTTTCCCGTGCAGTGCGTTCATTGCGCAATACTGCCGCTATTTGATCTGCTGGCCCCTGGCCAAACATGGTCACCAGTTTTTGCGAATTATAATCTTGCGGAGTGGCAAGCACGCGCTCCAGCGCGGCAAGATCGTCTCTGTTAGTACCGAGAACACGAGCAAGTGCTGCCCGCGCCGCAGTTCGCATATAGAGCGGCTCTTGCGTTGTTGCATTCGCACCCTTGGGCACAGATGCTTCGGCTAGCCTATCAGCGAAATCGGTTGGCGTGACGCCTTCGGGATTGTGAAAAATACGCGACCCAGCGCTGTCTGGGTTGAGAGCATCGTAACGCGCACCTAGTTCAGCACGTCGAGAATCAAGCTGACGGATGCCCGGAACCTTCGCCTGCAACTCAGCAGTCGATTGCCGGTCAGCTTCATTAAGCAATCTGCGCGTGTTGTCTTGAAGGGTGCCGCCGGGTGTTGCTTGATCTTTCCTTAACAGCGCATTGATGTCAGAGCGCACGGCACCAAGCTTGCGTGGGTTCGGGTCGAGTATGCCTGGATTTCCCTCAATATCTAAATCCGCGCGGATTCGTTTAAGTTCTGTCCGTGCCTCCCCAGTGCTGTTAATGATTTCGGTGTCGAGCCAGTTCGCAAGCGGCTTTGTATCGACGCGAGTAGCTTGATTGTATGCAGCATTATATAAAGGGGACAGCTTGTCTATTTCCGGTTGAATGGCATCCCGCTGAATACGCAAAAGCGATGGTGGTTCAGGGCCAAAAATCCGGTTGGTGCTTCCAGAAACATATTGCGGTGACGACAGATTACGTGCCGTTAGGTTGTTGATAAGACTGACCTGCCCTTGCCCGACAGGATCAAGTACAGCACCTCGCCCAGTGCCGAGCAGTGCCGGCCCAGCGTCTGGCAGCATGGCCCGCTCACCACGAGTGCCCGCCGCAATCTCGGCAAGCCCAGGAGCATCTGCGCGCCCAGCCTCGGCGAGCCTCGGTGGAATATATTGCCCGCTTGGTGCTCTTTGTGTTGCCAGCCCGCGCCAAGCGCCCTCAGTAACGGCACCCGGAATCGGCGTCAGGATACCAAACGGCGCGCCCCACGCCGCCGCCTCGCCGGCATTGGCAATGTAATCGCTGGGGTTGCCGGTATAAGTATTGCCTGCGGCTTGCGCTCCGGCCAAGGCGCCGGTATCGAACATATTGCCAAGTCCAGTGCCAACGCGCCCCCAGCGGCTAGCGAGATACGGAACGGACGAAACTCCGGCTCGCGCCAAGCCGGCACCGCCAGCGAGACTGACACCGACATCTGCACCAGTCGCCGCCAACGGACTGCGTTCGCGCGCTTGAGCTTCCTTGTCTGCCATCGCTTTGACAGCAGTGCTGTAGTCCGGTGCGTTGCCAAGAAGAACATCGCCCGCGCCAACGGCGCGGTTGTACATTCCGAATGTGCCAGTGTTCGCGCCAGCGCGCATGGCATCGCGAACCGTCTGCCCATAATATTGCGCGTTTGTTTCCCCAGGCGGCAGCACTAATTGATTATCGGCATTAACATCAACGACAGCCTCGCCTTGCCCAGGACCGAGCGAGATGATGGGATGGTTTCTCCAATCGTCGCCTTCATTTGCCATCACTTCACCCGAATGCGTTCGACCGGCACCTGTCGCGGCGTGCCGTCAGGAGCTATATATCTTCTCCCCGGACCCAGCTCGTTGATCTTGTCGGTGCTCAATCCACGCACGATCGGTTGCTTGGCACCGTAGTCAAAATTCTCTTGTTCGAGCATGGTGCGGGCATCGGCGGGAAGCATGTAGCGCACAGATTTGATCATAGTTTCGGCGCGTTGCATCTTGTCCGCCAAGTCGCGATCGGTGTCGCCATATGTCGGCATGAAGGGCGCGAGCGTGCGCTGCATTTCCTTCTCGCCGTATGACGCGCCGGATAGATAGGTCATCAACTCAGTACCAAAGTTCATGAATGAATTTTTGGCGGTGCGGTACTCATCTGACACGAGCTTGTTGCTGACAAACGGCACGTTTGCCATCAGCTTGTCGTCTTTGAAGTAGGTCAGTGCTTTGCCGTTATTCAATTCCCGCAAGCGGCGTATTTCAGGTCCAGCGCGATCGGCAAAGACCTTGGCTTTGCCCTCCATTTCGCTGATGGGCTCTTCTTTCGGTGGCGGCGCGCCGGGGGCGAGTTGATATCCAGTGTCAGGTTGCTGGCCCGCGACACCACCACCAGGAATTTGCGTACCCGGCGGCAGATATGGCTGGCGTTGATAGACGGTGCCTCTGAGTTCTGTCTTGACCGGACCAAAAATTTTCTGCTGGCTTTCGAGAATGTCCAGGTTGGCTTTCACCCTAGCCTGCTCGCGCGGAATGCCGGCCTCGTAATATTTTTTCTCCAGATCAGCTCTGACGTTTTCGACTCCATGCAAATCGACCGCTTGCTTGATGGCGCGCGTTGGCGCTTCCATCTGGAATTTATCCCAGGCGTCAGCCTTTCGCGTCCATTCGTCATGCGCCTTTTCCATTTGCGCCTGTTGCAGGGCGCGAAAGTGCTCGCCGCGTGCATATTCGTCGGCCGCATGCTTCTGCAAGGAGGGATCGACCGAGGGATTGTTCATGATCTTCGCCCAGTACCGCATGGCGTCGGAGGGCGGCACGATGCCAGACGGCGGCTCTGGCCCCGGATGCGTCATGACCTCTGGGATCGGCAACGGGAGCGGCCGTTGCGACGGCAGGAGGTCGGGCGCCTTCTGGATAGCCGTCGGATCGGGCCCAGCAGGCCCCAGGATGCGTTGCGTCGGCACCGGGCGTGCTTGGGCAGCCCCCGCTGCCCCCGGCGCGCCCTGCGGGCTCTGGAAGCCTCGGAGAGGGCCTCCCAACGCCTCCGGCGAGAACATTGACGGCGGCGCCGGCTGAATGTCGCTGGTAATCACCGGATTGCGCGGCGGGGCGTTCTGCGCTGTAGCGCCAGCAAGCAGATTGGGTGGGGCAGCATCAGTCATGGTACCCCCGTCCATGCCGCCTCCAGGGGCAAGGGATGCGAGCCTAATGGGGCGATTACCCGGGCTAGCGCCAGGAATAGCCGTCCCATTGCCCTCCGGGCCACCCAGGCTGTCCGATCTGGCCAGTGGCCCAGGCTGGGGGCCGACCATTCCCCCAGCCGCCAGCGTAGGGTCCATTGGCGGCCCTCCGCTGATCGCATTCATTATGGACGCATAAGGAACGGTCGCAGGCCCCATGAGAGCGCGAGTAATCCCGTTCCGTCCTGGCGGCCGCGGCGGCCGCGCCGCTATAGAATTTGGATCAAACGCATCCGGTGGGAGATCGCCGGTCTGCTGCGGGACGCTGGCAGCTCCCGGCGCGATGAATGGCGAGCGAGCAGCAAGTTCCTCCTCCGTCGCTGGCCGAATCGGGACTTCGCTGTAGTTACCGCCCCTGGTAAGGTCGAGGGTGACGTCAGTTTTATCGGGAGCCGCGCTGGTTGTCGTGTCAGGTGAAGTGTCGGGTGTTGTGTCGGGTGTTGTGTCGGGTGACGTGTCGGGTGTGTAGGTAGTGCTAGCTTCCGGGCGCAGAACCCGACTTCCTGGCACCGGCGGCGTATTTGGGATGTTTGTGTCTGCCGGCGCGCCGGCAGCGATCTCGCCGCGCCTTTTCATATACTCAAGACGCGCGGCGGCAATACGATCGCGCGCTAGTTTCTGTTCATAGCCTTCGCGAAGATTTTCTGATGCTGAAAAAATACCCTCGCCGACGTTTTTTGGGTAAGCACGCTCCTTACCTTTGTCCTGGAGCTGCGCAAGTTTTAGTTCGTTGAGGTAATCATCATAGCCACCAGCGCCCCAGAAGGCGGCTGATCCAGGATCACCCTGTTCGAAATAACCTTTGCCTGCCATGTCACGCCGCCCTTTTCACGTCGCCCTTGCATTTAGAATTGAGCCCATCACCCGCGATGGATTGATATGTTTAACACCTCGAATCGTGCGCACCGCTTCTGGATCTACTTTCTCAACATCCTGCGCCATTGGGCCGATATGCTGGGTCGAACTTGGATCATCCTTGTAGGAGTAGGAATAAATCGGAAGCTTTTTGATTTCGTCGCTGTCGGCATCAGCGATACTATCACTGACTAGGGGTTGCTTGGTCGCAGCAAATACAGTGCCAAGGCGGTGAATGTCTTTTTTCACACGCACGTCGGAGGCGAGATAGCCGCGTCCGATATTCCCCGCCGCGCCGAGAATGCCACCAAGCAATGACTGCGAATTTTGATTTTGCTGCTGATAATTCTGAAAATTCTGCGCAAAATTCTGGTTGATCAATCCAGCGATGTCAGTCGTTGGAATTTGATTCTGCGGCGTATTGAGAAAGTTAGGTTGCTGTATCTGTGACCCTGACAGCAATGCGCTGATTTCATTGATCGGCTGATTGCGCCTAGCGTATTGCTCTTGCAGAGCCTGCTGCCGCAGCTGGTTCTGGTCGGCAAATCGTTGTTGTGAAAATTGCCCAGCTTGCGCTAACCCTGCATTGTAGAACTGCTCGCGCAAAGCGTTCTGCGAAAATTCCTGTGCTTGCGCTTGATTTTGGAACTGCCCACGATTCAATGCCTGTTGAAAAGACTGTTGTTGCGCGTCATTGGCAAACTGCCCACGGCCGAGCGCCTGCTGATAAGCTTGCTGCTGCGCAGTGTTGAAAAATTGCCCACGGCCGAGCGCCTGCTGATACTCCTGCTGTTGTGCCGCGTTCTGGAAGCCGGCGCGCTGCGCCGCCATTTCCATCATGCGTTGCTGTTCCTGGCCGGCAGTCTGCGTTACTGCCAAACGCGCATCGTTTGCTTGCCGCGCATACTGATCCATCGCCGCCTGATAAGCGGGGCTGCCATAGCTGATGCCTTGATCGGCAAGCTGCTGCTCGACGTGTTGCTGTTCGAGTTGTAGTTGCGGATTCAGCCGGCCATAGAGCGACTGCTCGACCCGCGCGCGATCGGACGAAAAATCGTCCGATGGACCATAACTTTCAGTGACGCCGGCGTTGGTTGGGGAGAAACCATATTGCACAGCATTGGTTGGATCAAAACTGGATCTTATGTCGGCGTTGGTATCATTTATGTAACCCTGTAAGCCGACGTTGCCGCTATAGATCGCCGTGTGCGGAAATCCGGAAACCCCCTCTGGCACCTGCCCATAAGCCGGCGCACCGGACAGATCGAATGGAGCGCCGAGGATATCGCTGAGTCGACCGCTTTGCGTGGATGAAAGATTAGCGAGATTGTATTTAGCCTGCTCGCTCTGATCTTGAATGGATTGCTCTTGCGGATTTAGTTGCTGGGTCGCGGTGAACCTTGGGATACTATAAATTTGCCCCGTAGACGGATCACTAAATTGATAAGTGTCAGTCGGATTGTATTGCAATGACCCGAGTGGCGTAATCTGATTAGTGTTATTGAGAAACGCATTGGCGACCGCCGTAGACACATTACTTGATGTCTGCGCGCCCGCAGTGGCGGTCGGGTTTGGAGGCGTCGGCGCAGAACCTTTGGACATGGTCCACCTCTAGTAAGGACGCGGCGGCTGACCAGGAGGCTGGCCGGGGAGCCCGCCGATCTGCGGCATGCCAAGCCCTGGCGCCATGCCCTGCGGGAGCTGACCGGGTGCGGTCATGCCGAGAGCTGACATACCGCCAATCCCTGCCGTGCCCATCCCTGGCGGCTGCATGCCGCCACCTGGTAATTGCGAGCTGCCTCCCATTGAATTGCCAATCGGTGGCGTGGCACCCATCATCGGTGGAGGTGGAGCGCCACCGCCACCGGTCTGATTGGCCATGATCGCCTGTGTGATGTCGTTGCGGGTGCCACCAACATTGTCACCAGCTGGACCCGGATAGCCCTGCCCCGACGAGCCGCCGGTCTGCCCAGCACCCATCTGCGCCATTGGATTCGTGGGCGGCTGATCGGGCAGCGGCTGCTGCCCGTAATATTGCTGTGCCATTACGCTGCCTTCTCTTGTTGCTGTTGATCCATTTGCTGTTGCCCGCGTAACAGCCGCTTGGTGATTTTGTGCGCCCGCCATTTGTCATCAGTAAGCCGGCAGATCGCACCGTCTTTCTCGCGGCCAAACATACGCGGAAATTCTGTGAGTTCGTAGCCAAGCCGCAGCAGTTGATGCAGTAACCTTTCATTGTCACGCGCCACTCGCATGATCACCATTTGGCATTTGCATAGACCAAAAGGATAGCTGTGCATGACGAGTAGTGTCCTGCGTGTGGCCCACTGCACACCGGGAAGCGCTGCGCCTGATATCTCCATAAGACCCGCTAGCGGGTCGAACTGATGATAAACGAGGCCAGCGACCAGTTCGTCGCGACCGCCGATCGTCTCCGTGATGCCGATGGCGCTGCAACGGCCAAAGCCACCAAGCGCGCGCACATGAGGTATCATCTGCGCGACGAAGTTAGCGACTAGCTCGCTCTGGTCGTACACGTACTTCATTGCGTGTTATCTCATCTCAATCATCATCATCGTCATCGTCGTCGTCGTCATCGTCATCGTCGTCGTCGTCATCGTCATCGTCGTCGTCATCGCCAAACTCATCGTCCATTTCCTCAGCGATGCCGCCTGGGCCGTAGCCGGCTTCCTCTGGCCCGTAGCCGCCATGACCACCCGCTCCGCCAAGTCCACCAGGAGCCTCGGCAAAGGCGCCAAGAGCATCAGGACTTAAGCTGGCATAAACATCCTCAAAAGTTTGGCCTGGAGGTGCCCCTCCGGGTGGAACATCACCCTGCTCTGGATTGCCATGACCACCAGTTGTGAAATCCTCTTCAGGGGGTGGACCAGAATATTCTGCATCTGGATCGTATGGTCCTTGATCTCCGCCTGGAGGTCCGCCTGAAGTACCACCGCCAGCGGCTCCTGAACCACTACCGCCGCCTCCGGCGCCGCCGCCTCCTGAACCACCACCGCCAGCACCGCCGCCGCCGCCGCCGCCGCCACCGCCACCGCCGGCACCGCCACCACCACCGCCGTCGCCGGTGCCTCCTCCAGGATCAAAACTAATGGGATTAGGGCCAAGCATCTCCTCGATGGTCGTCGGTGGCGGCGCGGGAACTCTACCGGGAATGCCAGTAGGCGAAAATCGACTATTGAACCCGCCAGAGCCAGGACCAGTGAAAGCGCCGGCACCGCCTCGACCAGTACCAGTGACGCTATTACCTTGCGCACCAAACCCCCCTGCTCGACCGGTTGGCGCAAAAAAGTCAGTTCGGCCAAACAATGAGCCGCGCCCTGGCGCCGGCTGCGCCCCTGCGCCGATACCACTTTGCAAGGCCTGCTCCAGCGCTTCAGTGTCAACAATAGGTCCAGATGGCTGTGCAGGAGTAAAAGGAGCAAAAGGTGGCACAGGGCCCAATAGGTTTGGCGGGATGTTAGCGAACGGTACCGGCGGCTGCTGCTCCATCGGCGGCGGCGGCGGCGGTTCGCCTCGCGGTGCGACCGGCGGTTCGCCTCGCGGTGCTACCGGCGGTTCGCCTCGCGGTGCTACCGGCGGTTCGCCTCGCGGTGCGACCGGTTGGTCAACCGGCGGTGCGGAAGTCGGACCAGACGGTGCAACGCCTGTCGTATCAATTCCAGAAATAGATGGATCATCAAGCGATGCACCCTGGTTGATGATCGGCGGCACATTAGGATCACTATAGCCATAGCGCATGCCGGGCGCTCGCTGCTGCATTATCGCCTGCGTAAGCAAATCACGTAATCCAGCCATGGAAAAACTCCCTAGACGTTCACGCCCGCAGGCTCATAGGTGGCGCTGACTGCAATGAGTTCGACGACAGGAGCAGCTTGCTGCCACACACTGACTTGCACGATCGGCGCGTGCGAATATCCAGTCTTGCCGATGCTAATCCACATTGTGTCCCGCACGGGTGGAATGGCGAGCGAAGCTTGATCCCAGCGCGCAGCATCCCAGAGGCCTTGATCCCAAACCTCGAGGATACCAGGATCTGGCCCTGGCGGAGGCGGCATCGGCACAACGATTCTATAGTTGACCGTCGCCGCCAATTGCGGCTTGAACGGCTGCCCAGCCTGCGAGCGGAATACCGCCCGCGCCTGATGCCAGACGTTAATGTTCGCCTGCGGACCGAATGTCTCCCAGCCAGCAACTAACGTGGCCACGTAAAGCTTCGCGCTCATCGAATTGCGCGCTGAGTCCCAAGTATCATCCTTACCGGTGCGCTCGGCTTGGATAATGAATCCATCCTGCGTGCCGAAAAATAAATCCGCACGCATGCGAATAAAACACGTCGCATCCCATCCGAGATACCTGCACCACGCGATGGTGGCATTATTGACGACAAGACAATGTCGTGAGCCAGGAACGTCACCGGGCGTGGTGACAAACATAGCACCAAACTCGTCCCACTTTTTGATCGTCCATGACCATGCGCGCTTGGCGTTGACCTCATCGCGCCAGAGCTTCTTGATCGAGCGTGTGAGCATCGCTAGTTCGAGCTGTCCAGCGTCCTTGGTGATAGCCTGCGACAGCGGGATGATCCCATCCACGGTCAGCATCAAAAAATCACCGCCGACTTGAATGTGCGCATTCATGCCGAGCGGCGCGGAGAGCTGATAACGGCCTTGTTGTTTCCAGTTAGCGGGATCACTCGGATTAGTACCTGTGAAGATGATCACTTCGCCCTGGTCGGTAACGAATAAGCATTTCTCATCGATGCCGTCGCCGGCATCGAGCGACCACGTCGCGCCATAAAGCAAACGTCCGCCTTTGGTGGCGGCGCCAGCTAGCGGAATTAGCGACAGCACACCGCCGACCGCGTTCGGCGCCAGATACCAAGCGTTCATCGACGCGGCTTCAATAAAAAACAAACGATTGCGATACTTCCAGACGTAAACGAGATTCCGGCCATTGACGACGTTGCTTCCGATCGGACCAGTGATCCACGAGGTGCCGTCAGGTGCTGCTGCCGTTGTCCAATATGTCGGATTGGCAGTGCGAGCCGCCGCGAACGTGCCGCTTACCGGGGAGGTGTGATCGGTGGAGTTTTTCCAGTAGGTATTGTCAGTCGTATCCAGTGCGGTGGCGCCGACCACATAGTGAAAATTGTTCGCCCATGCAATCGTACCAGTAGGGTCAAGTACCTGCCACGTCGAGCCGTTGTAGCGGAGTGGTGGGTCGCCCGCATCATTGCAGACAACCATCCAGTTGGTTCCAGTAGGGGAAGCTGCCGCGTTTGCCAGTTGGGATGATACGTAATTCCCTGAAGCCTGACCACTTTTGACGAGAACGGGGGTGGAGGTTGTGACGTCATAGAGTTTTGTTGCCTGTGCCGCGAACATTCGCGCCGTGTTGCCGGCAGCATATTCGAAGGCCGAGATTACCGGAAGCCGCGCCGCCCCCCATGCCGAAGCGGTCCAGTAGGTAGGGTGAGCGGCACGATCGGCAGCGAACGTGCCGCTCCCTGCGCTGGTATGGTTGGCTGAACATAACCAGCGCGAGGCGTCGGTTGGATCATAGATAATATTCCCAGTGACGTAGGCGTGCGTGGTCGTCCACGCCGGATAGTCGAGTGCATACAGATCACAGTAGCGCACCGTGCCGCCGCGCAGCTTGACACCGCGCATAGTTGACACCCAGTTGTCCTGCACGTTGGACGAGCCGGATGTCATGTACGCTTCATTTTCGTACTGATTGATGCCGCGCGTTGGTGCCGGAAACGTCAACTGACGCAGGTTTTGCGCGAACTGCTGCGGCACCGGCACGCGACGGAATGCTTGAAATTGAGCCATGATGTCAGGGCCTCATCATGGCGTTGGCACCGGCCAGAACGGATAGGCGACGTTAGCCGCAGCCGAAATCGGCAGGCGATCGAGGATGATCGGCGCCGGCGCGTCCGCTCCCATGGCGTTAGCCATAGCATTCTCATAGCTCCCCATGTCTTCGGCATAGGGAGAGCCTTTTCCAGCTTTCCAGCGCCAGACCATGCCCAAGCGAAAGACGCGCTCGGGCAAGAGAAACGTATCGCCATCAGCCGCGAATCGATCACCAAAGCCGCCGGCCGCCAGGGCGATGGAGTTTTTGCTCAGATACGCAAATCTAGCCGTGATAGCCGGCGCCTTAGAGGTCGCCGCGCCCATGATCGGCTGAATGTGGATGGCGCCGCCGTAGATCGTCCACTCACCGCGGCCGTCCACGTAATTTGCCGCGCGCCGTTGCATCCACTCGTCGGTATCGGGAAAAAAGCGCATCGGCTGAATAGTCGAGCTGGACCGCCACAGATTGCCAGCCTTCAACAATCTCCGATAATCAGCCGGCAGCGGAAACGCCTCGGTGCCAACCCATACGCCGCTGCTATTGATGACGCCGTCGCCTGTGAGCACAACCGTCTTAATCAACGTCTTCCAATCACGTGTGTCAGCAGTGATGCTATCGACGGTCTCATTGGCCAGCGCTAGCATCTCGAACATGGTGCGGTCGGTCGCCGTCGCACCGACGACCGCCGTAGGACTGTCAACACCAACGCACGCGCACACGTCACGCACGACTGACAGAAGGGTCATGTTCGCGTCCTATGCTGCGGGCTGTTGCCTTGGTTTCATTTCTATGGCCATCCGCAATAGCGTCTTGCGCGCCGGGTTGCCGACAGGACGTGCTCCAGTCGTCGCACCGATGTAATCCTTGAGCTGCGTGTCGCTCATGGCGTCAAGCATGGCGTTGCCGGATGTCTCCGGTTCATCTGGACCATGAAGTTCACGCTCGTGATTGTTTTTCGCAGCGGCCGCGACCTCTGCGACACGGCGCGCCAATGCGGCATTGTCGTCGGCGAGAACCTGATTTTTTGCTCTCTCGGCCTCAAGTTCTGCCTGCAATTGCATAGACGGCGCGACGTTGGTGCGAGCGTTTTCCAAATATTCTATCGCCTTGTTTTTCAGATCACGGCCATACGGTCCTAAGTTTTTCAGCTCCTGGCCGTCGATCGCCGCCAAGGCCTCGATAGTGTAGACGTTGAGAGCTTTCAGCTCCGCGCGCTTGCCGGCCATGATGAATGGGACGTATTCCAGCGGCGTGCCTTCTTTCGTCTGTTCCTGATGCGACTTGAATTGCAGATACTGCTTGTTGAAGCGTTCAGCGTAGGTGCGGCCCTTCTGCGCGCCGCTGTAGGGGTCAATCACCCAATCGCAAAACGCGGTAGCCGGCTGCGTCGTGTAGTCTCGCGAACCGGCGGCGCGGATATCCACCACCTCACGCTCGTCGAAGATCGGCCGGCCGGCCTGGGCGCTCTTTGCCGGATTGTAGTTGCTAGCATCGTTGCGGAACGTCGCTACCAACGACGCATCTGGATCACGCGGATCTACTGCCATTTAGTCCTTCTCCTCTTTTGGTTTTGTCGTGAGAGACGCCAGGCGCAGCGCCTCCCACGCAATCCAAGACACCGGGGCCAGACGAGGTGTCTCGAATACTTAAGCTGCCGGGTTTGAATCAATGAATCGCCAGTTGAATAGAGGATTAACCTGGGTCACCTCCCCCATCCAGCCAATGAACTGAGCGATGGCGTCCTTATCGATTGGCATCTGGCCTTCACCGTCAAACAACTTGTCGAAGTTCCTATTCGGATGATAGCGAACGCGGAACGTGTCCGTGTTCAGACCGAATGTCGTGTTTGCCGGCATGTTGGAACCGATGCCGCCGTCGAGCACGATCTCAGCACGCTTGCCGCCGCCGATATATTCCAACGCAGAGAAACCAAGTTTACCGAGCGAGGTTTCGTTCTGCTGACGTTGAATCGCGATCGTCGCCGCATCATAGGCCGCGTAATGCTCCGGGCTCATGATCAGCAAGTCGGCATAGTCACGGCCGCGCGAACGGTTAGTCATGATCGCATTGAGAAACGGACGAATAGTCGTGGCATTGACCTGTGTACCGATGGCGGTCGCAAACGTCTGCGCGTCGAAGGTAGACGTGCGCCAGATCACTGCCGAGCCGCGGTCGATACCACCATATACGCCGCTGTTGGTGACGATGGGGACCGCGGTTGCCAGTCCGGTGATTTGCTTTCCGCCGTTAGCCGTTCCATCAGAGTAGATGCCGGCGTCCATGGTGTCCTCAAGCGATCTCTCGGCCGCACTAATGTACTGGTCGAAGACATCAAGTAGCTGCGCCTCGCCTTCATTGTTCAAGATCTCCTGCATGCTGAGAATGACCGGAACAACGCACATTTTGGGCTCGAAATAGGCGTCATTGAATAGGTCAATTGCCGGATTCAATAGAGTATCGAATCCAGAATACCACTGCGCGTTCTGCTTGCCGATTTGCAGTGTCTGGCGAATCCGCGGTCCGGAATAGGTCTGCCAGCCGCCTTTGCGCTTCGTGACAGCAAGTAGCGCGTTATTGTTGCTAACGAGATCCTGATAGTCGGAGGAGCGATCCTCTAAACTCATCGAGAGGATCTGCTGATATTGGGCATTAGCGGTGACATTAGGCATGACGGCGTGCTCCATGTGCCGCGCCCTGCGGCACGGAGCCTCGCAGTGACGTGGCTAATTGTTACAAGGAACCACTCACCTGCCTGATATTGCGGGCGATGATTCCGCGAAGATTGTCCGGTCGCTGGCCGCTCCACCGTCCATTGCTCATCGAGCCGGAATCGGGCGCGCCATGGATCGAACGATCAGATCTGCTTGCTGATCGATTCCGGGTCTGAGCCGGTGCGTTGCGGGTCTGAGCCGCTTGCGTGACGGGCTGACTTCCTGCGGGGCGCAGGAGTTCGGCTCGCCGGTAAGCCTCTTTCAAGTTAAAGCCAAGCTTCAACTCGCGTTCTATCAGATCCCCAAGTTCGTCGAGGCGTGGGTGGGATTCGGCGAACCGATCGACCCCCCTGCGCGTGCGGGCGAACTCCTGACGATATTGCATATACTGCAATTGCTGCGCAAGAGCGGCATTGTGTTGCTGGAGTTGCTGTATTTGCTGCGCGAGAGCGCTTTGCTCGTTGCGCATCTGCAATGTCTGATGCCCCTCCGGCGTTGTGTTAAGCACATGATAGGCGATATCGCGAAGGCCGATGCGTTGCCCTTGCGGCGTGCGCAAATTCAGATTGTGAACGATAACATCGAGCCCGCCGATGGGATCGGTGCGCAGCTTGTTTTCCATAGTGGTGTAGTTATCGAGCGCACGCTGTAGGGTAGTGCCGTGCTGCTGCGCCATCTGATGATAGTGACGCACCGTGTTGTGCAGCTCCAGTTCGGCTCGCGTCTGCGTAAAGGCGCGCTGGAAATCATGACCCATGCGGTAGACCGAGGCACGCACGCTTTCCGGTGCCGCGCCCCACTCGGCGCGGGCGCGCTGATCCCAGCGCTTCGGCGCGTTCCGGTAGGGCGCGTTCTCAGGCAGCCGGATCTTTTGTGTAGGTGGTGCAGCCTGGGTGCCGGATTGGGTGGGCCTCCACCCAGGCTGCGACCCCCGCCGCGCCTCCGTCGCAGAGGTCGCATTGGGGGTATTGGTGCGGGAGGCAAAATGTCCGTGCTCGCCGCGCTCACGCGCCGTGCCGCCACTAGTGCCACCACTGCCGCTGGCTTGGTCATCAGTGGGGCGCTTGCGCAGGTTGATCGGTTCGCGCCGCATCGGCTCTGGCGGCTGATTGTGGCCCATGCCGGCTTTTGCCGGCCCTGGTTCAATCTTCCTGTCATTGGCGGCGAAAGCCTTGCGGATGCTCTCGCGCGCCGCCTCGCGGCGGGATACCGGGTGGTACTCGCTGCCTTTGAGGTCACCAACCGACTTGGGCGGTGCCTGCGAGCCGATCGGCGACGGCACATTGACCGGGTTCGGATTGACCGGAACTTCAGTTCGTGACGGTGCAGCCGGAGCTGGAGCGGACGGCGCCGATGCTGGCGCAGATGGCGTGCCGGTGTCTGACATGGTGGTGCATACCTTGCGTTGTCTCTTGCGCGGCCACTAAGCCGCCGGCATGATGCCGCCGCTGTTGAGGTCTTGCGTACAGCACCCCCCGCTGCAGCCGTTAACGCACACCGGCTGCGGCGGGACCGCCTTTTGTTCTTATCCTTTCGCCCTGTTGAAGGCACGCTTGATTGCACCCTTGCGTGCCTTCTCCTGGTCGGCGCGATAAAACTCCCGCCCTACCGACTGCGGGATGCCGACCTTGGCCGCAAACGCCTTATCGTGCGCAACCGCTGCCATCAGGCGCTTTTGTTTCGGACTGGTACTTGGCATGATGATCACCCGACCGGACGAGGCCGCCGGCCTTGTTTATATTCCGCAATAGCTTTCTCAAGGGTTCGCCGCCGCTGGACCTTAGTTTCTCGCTTAAGCGTCTCACGGGTTTTAGGCTTTTGCTTTTCATTGCCGACCTCGATCAATCCGAGCGCACGGCCAATGGCGCGAAATTTTGCCTTCGATGTGTAGAACTTCCCGTCCACTTGTTCCGTCTCCGGCATCTCATCCGAAATCACGTATGGACACGGCAGCTCAGACCTTGCCGGCGGGGGCTGCGGCCGCAACAACCGAAACCTCCCCGGTTCCACCTCCACCAACTCCACACGCGAGATATTCTCTGATGGCGTATTTGGCATCGTCGCTGATGTCCGTGTCCAGAAGCTTTCGCAGCCATTTGCTTTTCGAGCCTTGCTCGATCAAGTTAGCCGCCTCGATCTCACGCAGTTCGCGCAGCATTTTATCAGAAGCATAAAACAAAGAGTTTTTTCCTTCCACGATCTCCTCCGGCCGATCGAGCACGCAGAACAGATAGACCAACCGCTCCGCATCGACTCCAATCAGATTCTTGATAATGTCTCTGTCGTAGATCGACATTGCCGCACGCACGAACCTCGCCGTGCCATAAATGCTGTGAAACAATCCGGCATCGCAGACACGATCGTCAGCACCCCACTTGCGCAGCAGGTCGTGCGTGCCGACGAGATGATCATAGAGCGTGCGCTTGCTGTGGCGTATTTCCTTCGTCCGCGCCTGCCCGATCAGGAAGTTCTTGTAATGCTCCGGGATCATCTGATTTCTCATCCACGTTCGTCTTAAACGACAGCGTAACACGCAGCACTGGGCAAGTGCGTGACACGCCGCGCGCCAGATGCGGCATGTTCCCTGGAAATACCACAAGCCGGTTCGGCTTGGGATAGATCGAGACGATGATGTCGTCGCGCTCCTCATTAAATAGCACCGTCTCGCCAGCCCAATTCGGCTCCCATCTTGCATGCGGGTAATAAACCGCCGTCCAGTCGTTCTTGTCGGTATGCAGCGTGCCGTCACTGCCATAGGCCTGAGCGTTGGCGTAGCAACGATAAAGCGTATGGCCTTGCATCACTGTGGCGGCTAGATGCCGCCACAGCGCGTGGATCGTCGCCGAGTTTGACCGCAATTCCTCGTCGCACGGATAGGGCTCAGGCCGCTCACCACCCTTTTTCTTGCGGATGTAGCCGGCGAAATGCTTATGCCAGAAGGCGTAAGCATCACTCTTGCTATTGGACTTCCAACCAAAACGCCAACCGCGGCCGCGCAGATGCTTGTCGATCGAGGCGCGCCAGTTGTCGTCGAGGAAGTCATCTAGAATCACGCTGGCCATCCTGGAGTAAATCCTGACGGCACGGCACCCAGAAAAGCAGAAGCACCCAAATTAAAGGTCACTGCGTTATTGGCCAGACCGCTCCCACCACCAAACGTCGCGAACGGCACCATCGCCCCCGCCGGAACGGCAAGACCGCCGACGTTCGTCACAGGACTATAGGTCGCATTGTTGTTCCAGTTGCCAGCCGGTGCCTGCCGAAACCAGATACGCCGATTATCGAGATCGGCCGCAACACATATTGTCTGCCCTTGCGACCACGCGCCGCCAAGAGACGCAAGTATCACACTCCCGTTGGAATAGACGTTATCTCCCCTGTAAGCGACATCTCCAGTCGTCCCCCCGCTTCCCATGTTCGTATAGGTTGAAGCCGTCGTGCCTATGCCGATACCGAAATTTGCCCCACCAACGACAGTTGTCCATCGCACCTCAAAATAATACTTGCCGGTTGATTTTCCCGACGATGCGGCAACATGCGCGCCCTGATCCGGCGAGGTCGTTCCAGTGTTGGTGGCAACCAGATTGCCGCCAGACAGCGTGACGGCGGTAACGGTCGCCGGGTCCAATGTCGCATAGACGACAGGAGCCACCACGCCGATGGTGTCGTACACCACCGGCATTCCAGGCTTACCGCCGGTCACCTTAGTGACGGCAACGCCACGACCGTTCGTGGCTTCGGTCACCGGCAGGCCGGACGTTGGCGCAACGGATGTGACGTCTACCACGGCCAAGCCGCCGGCCGCGACGGTAACGACAGGCAGACCCATATTCACTCCTTCTTGCGCTTGACCTTGCGAGCCTTAACCTTGCGAGTTTTGACTTTTCGCTTTTCGATTTCTTTTGCAATCGCCGCGCGCTTGAATTTTGCCACAAGCGTCTTGAGTTGATTCACTTCACGCCGCGTGATTTGCTCACGCTCCGCAAGCGTCTTGAGCTGACTCACTTCACGTCGCGTGACTTGCTCGCGCTCCGTGATGTCCTTCAAATGCCGCTTGAACTCAAAAGAATCGCTCAGGGCCCTGGCAGTGTCATGAGCGATTTTTTCTACCTGCGAGGAAATGCTTTCTAGGGCACTCCCCGCTTCGAGCAGAGCATCTGCAGCCTGATCGAGTATTGGTCTGACCGATGACAGGCTCAGGCTGCGTTGCGGCATACGCCTGCGGCGTTCCTCACCCTCATCCCATTCGTCTACATTTACATTTCCATTGCTGCCGATGGTCATCATCTAGTCCCCTCTTTTCCTTCCTACCTCCTGCTGCGTGTAGCCGGCGCGTTGAACGTAAAATTTACAATGTTTGATTCAACGCTACCGTTGCGCACCGAACACTGCACCACAGCCTCGGTCTGCCACAATGAAGGCTTGACGCCGGTCGTGAGCGTGGCGTCTTCCTCCAATGTCGTCGGCTCGTCGTGGCCGGCGAAGTGAATCACGCTCGCATCAGTGAAGCCAAGGCCGCCGACCGTGAGCGTGAAATCATCGTCTGTGATCAGGCAATTCTCTGGATCAATAAGCGTGATCACTGGAGGCGTCTCGGATGCCGTGCCGCCGCCGTTACCCTCGTCGAGAAGCGGTGGCGCGTGCGATCCAGGCTCATTGATCGAATCCAGATGCCCGACCGGCATTGGTTCGATCTCACGAGGTTTCTTCGCCAGGAACGTTTCATGCTCCTGCGGGCCGCGCTCCAGCGCCGCCTTCACTTGATTGTCGGCATCACGCTGACGCTCTTCCTCTCGCTCGCGCTCATGCGCTGCCTCCACTTTGTAATCGTAGTCGCGCTGTGCTTGGCGTTGCTCACGCTTGCGATCGAGCGCCTCTTCCTCTGCGGCCTCACGCCTGCCTGCCTCACGCACGCTCTCATGTTTCGTTGTCATGTGAATGTCCAGCTCTGTGATGCGGTGACGACTGCGCCGCCGGTAATGACTACCACCGGCAAGCTGCCCGCCGTGGCCTTCTTCGGTGCCGAGCACGAGATCGTCGTGCTTGAGGTGAACGTCGTCGGGTAGTTGATACCGTTGACGTTCATCACGCTCTGCCTGGTAAAGCCGGTTCCCGTCGCTGTGCACGTGGCATTGCCGGCGCCTGACGCGCCGCCCGCGGACACTGACGTCAGCGTCGGATTGACCGCGGGCGATAGTGAACTCGCGTGTGTGGAGTTTGGTGAGTTTGCCACACCGGTGAAGTTCCCCAAACACGACACCGTCACCAGCTGCCCTGCCGGCGAGGGATTTGGAACACTTGCCGTCACCACCACTTCGGTGCCGGCGCCCTCGGCCGCGACCGAGCTGCTCGCCGGGACGGCGCCGCCCATATTGGGCGAAGGCGGCGTGAGGCCACCGATGCCAGGATAGGTGTTCTCGGTGCCACCGGACGTAGCGCCCGTGCCGCTGGCTAGCGCCGCCACGTTAGCCGCAAACGCCGTCATGCTGCCGGCGGTGCCGTCATCGAAATAAGGCGGCGGGTTCGGATTGACGCCATAAGGTGCCTGCGGCCGGCCGTCGCCGATCAAGGTGCTGCCGTTGGTGCCCGACGCTAATGCCGTAAGGTTGAACGGGTTGGCGTAATGCGTCTTAGTGAAGTTCGGCGGATTCGGCGGCGATGCGCCCGTCGAAGCAAAATTAGTCGGCGGACTGGGGTTGGGTGGCGTGACGGTCAGCGCGCTCTGGGCCATGTTGCGTCTCCTACTGTTGATAGTCGTCCTGGCGGGCAAGCTCGCCCATTTTGGCAGCGCCGGCAACGCCGGCCAATGGGATCAATCCACGCGACCACCAATTAAGCGCCGTTTCATTGGGAACGCTAGCCGCGCGGGCGGTGGCCTCGATCTGATCATTAAGCAGATGCGGAATAGTTTTCGGCGGGGAACGCAGGTTTGTCAGGTCACCAAGCGAAAACCATCCGCCAGACTGAACCTCGGCGGGGGCAATACCGAGCTGTTGCGCGGCCCGGTAAGTCGGCTCCGTAATCGGTAAATATTCCGCCTGCCGGAACGCCTTGGCGACCGTGCGTCCATCCAACGTATCCTTAATGCCGCCGGGCGGGACTGCCTGCAATCCCTTACTGCGATAGAGGTCGTAAGCTGCCGCATTCGTGAACCATCCAGGTGGCAACTCTCCGGGGTAAAGCATATCCAGATAGTGTAATCCGCCACGGATGACGTGAGTGTCACCAGTGACATCTAGCAAATTACCGGCCCAGTTCTCTCGAAAGGTTGTCGGCTTGGGATTGACTAATGGATTTTCCGTACCGTGAGCAAAAGCATTGGCAAGATCAACATGCATTCCCATCATGGAATAACCGGGCTCGTTGCCCTCGACATCGAACCGTGCTCGCGTCATAGGATTTCCGCGAGCGCGCTCGTACATGAGAAAACTTGCGTTGCGCAAATTCGGCGGCGTTTTCGTCCTTGGCGACGTTGCCGCGCCCTGGCCTGCCCAATCACGCATGAACTGCACGGGGCCCTGCGGTGCCTCACCATACCGTTCAAGTCCGCGAATTACCGGACCAGTCGAATAGAATTTTAACAAAGGACTTTGTGCTTGCACCAACGGTTGCAACCGCTCTGCCATCAAGCTGCCAATCGCATCTGCGTTCTCAATGAATGGTGCCACACGTCCGGTGCCCGGTAGCTTTTCTCCAGGCAATGGCCCAGGAAGCCGGCCTTTGATTGAAACCTGCGGCACGAGCTGAGAGGTCTCGTTGTAAGCTTCCGGCGTAGTCTTGAAGATCGGACGTTCCGCGGTGGGCCACGGGTTATGCCCAAAGCCCCGCGCCGCTGCCTTTATCGCGTTAATATCCTCAGCCGTCGGCATCTGACGCGGCAAGATCGCAGGCGCCGCCACACCCTCCTCACCGCCGGCTTTCAGCAACACCGGACCCTTTCGCGCCGCAGCCTGCGTGAACGGCGGTTGCGGTCCTGGCTGCACCTGTCCAGTCGCCACGTCATAGCCACGCTGCAAGATCGCGTCTTCCGTCCCGATCGGCAGCGGCGCTGTCCGGATTGGTCTGCCAGACCGCCCACGCACGATCGCATCACGCAAAATAGCCTGCTGATCGGCGATGTCTCCCATCCTACCTGATTGAGCCTGCGGCCTGCGCAAAACATCAGACAGCATGGCAGCGCCACGCTGCTCTCCTGTGATCTGGTTGGCAGCCTCCGGCGTCAACCGCGTGCCGGTGCCCATGCGCTCGAGCATGTTGTTGGCGATATGCGCAAAGGCCTGCTGCTCGCTCATGCCGGTTGCTTGCGCCAATTGCTGCGCGCCGCCCCATAACGGCTCGCTCTGCAGCAGCTCGTCTGGCGTCATTCGCTTGGCGTAGTTCTGCCAAATCCTATCCATGAATGACGTCGGCGGCGGCAACAACGACTTGGTGTAGTCCTGCGAGGCCTTCTCGGCGCCGGTTTTCAGGGTATTGAAAGCATCTTCCGTACTGCGGGGCACAGGAGCTGATTGCTCATAGGCACCTCCTGCGTTTTCATAGCGATCCGTCGCCGCCAAATCACCAATTTTTGGGCGCGTTGCAAAACGCGCCAGCGCAATAGCGCGCTCTGCCGCAGCGGGACCAAGTGACCCAGCAAAACGTGCGGCGTTTTCATAACCAGTTCCCGCAGCCGCTTCGGCCCCAGCCTCGCCACCAACGCCGGAAAGCACATTGAACCCAGCCTTGAACGGAATACTCCCAGGCCCTACCCAATTGATCGGGTTAGCTCCCATCTCAAACACACTGTGGCCATAGCGGCCGAGCCGCGTCTGCGGCTGATACAGGCTCTCACTGGCCGCACGGATGCTGCGATCGGTATCGGCCGATGTCGGGAGGCCTGTTTGCTCCGCAAACAAATCACGCTGCGGATCGAATGCAATCGGCCCAGGTGACAAGCCGGCCTGTGAAATGAAATTACCTAAACCCGACACGACAGCAGAAGGGATGGACCTGATAACATCAGCAGCAGGATTCACTCCCTCACCGCGTCTGGCTAACTGCAACGCTCGCTGCGAACGCTGCCGCTCTGTCATGATGGGCGTATCCGGTCCCGTTGTAACCTCGGGAAATTGCGCTGCCAGCGATCCCATCGGATATGCCGGCGCTTCGTCGTTCACACGCGCCAGCGCGCCCATCATCCAGTCTGGATATTCCGAGTAATCATCACGCTCGGCCATGACGCTTCACCTCACCAACATCACCCAAACAGCGCGAGCAACGCAATAATCAAAACAGCGAAGATCAACCCGCCGATCAGCGCCACCCGCATGTCAAGCGTTGTCATGAAGTCCCCTTCTCCTTCAATGGAAAAAGTCGCAAAATATCCTCGCGATTGACCACGATACCAAGGCGCTTTGGTATTTTTTCGGTGCGTCCCATGTGCTCCCAGAGCGAGCGACACTGTTTGTGGTTCAAATAATTGGTTTTCATAGCACTGTCCGGAAGTTCCCAACCGGTCTGCATTGCCGCATTGAGCAAATTATCAAACTCGCGGCCGTCATCAGTAATCAATTTCGTCCGCAAGTTAGGTATCCAATTGAAATTGATCATGACCACCCCTTTCTCACGGCACGAAACCACCACGAGGCGGCTGTTGCTGTTGCCGCATCTGCGCTGCCGCGGCGCGCTCGCTCTGCCGCGCCTGCATGTCGCTTTCCTTCATCCGCTGCGCATGTTCAGCCATCTGCATTTTCTGCGTATTGGCCTGCATGTCCATCTGCTTGCCGAGCATGTCTGCCTGATGCGATTCGCGTTCGGCCATAGCCTTTTGGTTAGTCATCTGCGTTTTGGCAGCATCGTCTGCTGCCTTACCTTGCAGCTTGGCGACCTCGATCTCCCGCTTGAGCGACAGTTCCATCTTCTTGTGCTGGTCGTCCATCATCAGCTTTTGCTGCGCTAGCATCGTGTCAGCTTTATCTTTGTCTGCTTGCCGGTTTTGCTTGAGCTGCTCGATCTGCAGCGCTGTCTTATTGGTCGCCGTCGTCGGGTCATCGCCCTTGCCCTGCGTGCCACGTGCTTTGATCTGTTCCGAGTAATCGTCAATCGAGCCGTCAAGCTCGCGCCCAGCGCGGAACGGCGCAGTGGAAAACTTCAGGATATTAGCGCAGAGGTCCGCACTAGCAGGATCTGCCGCAAGCAGCTGCCCAAGTTCCGGTAGAAGACCGCCAAGCACCTGCACAAACTCGGTGCGCGCTTTCTTTTCGAGGTTCTCGCTAGCGATAATAGTGGAGTCTGTCTCGATATCGAGGATGAAAGACCTCGCGCGGTTGTCACGCAGGAACTTCAGCACGTCCTCGATCGTGGGCTTCTCATTGAGTTGCGTAATGACAGCCTGGCCTTGCTGCACGAGCTGCTGCATTTGTTGCTGCAAATGCTGTAGCGCCTGCTGATTGTCTCCATTTTGGCTGCCGCCGTTCATACCGCCCTGCTGGCCGGGTTGCATGCCGGGTTGCTGGCCGCCTTGCTGATTCTGCCGCTGCGCCAACGCCGCTTGCTGCTGTAGCTGCCCGAGCTGCTGCTGCAACTGCGCCTGCGCGTTCATGATCGACTGCTGTTTCATCCGATTGGTCGGCAGCTGCGTCTGCGACATGCTGATGATGGTTTTATCATCGAATTTTTCGCAAATGATCTCGGCGATGATGCACACGATGTCCCGCGCCACGCGCACTAGTTCATATTGCTTGTCACGGGTGCGGATCGAGCCATATTCGGTTTTTAATTCCTGCGCGCCGAGCGTCTCCCGCGCGTCGGTGGCACCACGCATAATGTCACTTAGTCCCATGATCTGATAAATGTCATCGATCATCTGCTTGCGCGTTTCGATCAACGTGGTGACCGTCTGCGCAATCATATCGATCGGCAACCAGACCAAAACCTCCTTGGAGCCGCCAAACGCCGCCCAATTACTTATTGGAATCAAAATACGCCCTGGCGACTTGATCTTGATCGCAGCCTCGATGGCGTCGGCAAGCTCTCCACCTCCAGATGGATAAAATCCCTTCACCTCCAGCGCGTCACCTAGAGCGTGGATTTTCCCAGTGAGCAGGTTCACCTCTTCGAGCTGATCCTTGTATTGCATCATGTCCGGTACTGGCACCAGCGAACCGCGTTGCAGCGTGCCGTAGGCGGGTTTTGGACAAGGAAAAAAATTCTGCAGGTCTAGATGCGGATCGTCTTCGTCGAGGATCTTTTCAGCTCCTTTTGCCACCCAGACGACACGACGCTCGCCTCTGTGCCAGATCTCCCAGAACTTTGCGCGCTCACGATCGTCAGCGCCACCGACTGATTTAGCGTCCTTATCGACGGCATACTCTGCGTCCTGGTAGGCGTCACCTGAACTATTGTAAAAACGCTCTCTCGCCTCCCGGCGAGTCATGTAGCTCGCTGCGGCAACCCAGCTCACCTCAGACCAGGAGCGTGAGATGCTATGCAGAAAATCACGTCTGTGTTTGTAATCTATACACACTCGCTCCGTAGCATAATACGATCCTGAGTTTGCTTTCTTGCTTTCGTACCTGCACCACGGCACGCCGCGGCCGATCAGCGCTAGGTCATCGCGTACTTGCAGCATCAGGTCGTTGATGTAGGCAAGATCGAACGAGACTTGCGCGCAGCGCTCCACGATCTCGGACGCCTGCTGATAGATCGGGCGGCGGTCCTTGAATTTGGGCACGACTACCGGCACGGGAGCCTTGGCGTAGATCGATGGCTTGAGCACCTCGCAATTGGCCCAGAACATCTGGAACTCTTTTTCGCGAGCGCGATTGCTCAAGCGATCCAGCGAGGCATACATTTTGTCGATGTTGTCGCAACGGTCATTCCATTTCTCAAATGCCTTCTCGCTCTCCTCCAGCAAATTCAGCCAAGCTTTCGAGCTGCGCGGCTCCAATGCCGGATCATAATCGAGGTCATCGACGCGAATGTCGTCGTTGTTTGGTGCGTCGTCAGCCATCGTGGCTCACTCCTTTGTCAGCCAACTCTTTCGCAGCCATAGCAATCGCCGCACACACGTCGGTTACTGACATTCCCTTGCCGATCGCCCACAAGAGAGCCTGCTGCGCTCCGTACAGCATCAGACCAAGCTCGCAGTCGTCGGCATTCCTTGCACGCTGGTAGGCGGCGCGCACCGCCTCCAGTTCGAACTTCACGACTACTTCGCTTTTCATAACGCTAATCATAACACAATTCCTCTGCCGCGATCCTCAGGCGGTGGCGGAATATGCCAGCCATCCTGCTTGGGGATTTTAACTTCACGCAGCGGCGCCGGCTTGTAATTGAGCGCAAGGTAGCGGAATGCATCCGCTGGATGGCTCGTCCAGTCGTGAACCTCAGAGGCGCGATACGCTTTTTTCTCGTCGTCCCATTCGCGACGATACATTTCCAGCGCCGCAAGGCCAGCCTCTTCGCAACGCGGGTGAAATACACACAGCGGCAATAGCCGGCGAACCGCGTTGATGCCATCCTGCTTGGACGCATCACGGCCGAGCACTGGATTTAGCCCGAGGCGTATCATGGTCTCGACTCTCGTTCTGCCAGTGCCAAGCTCCCGCACCTTGGCATCGTGTGGCACGATGTCCACACCGTGCTCCCAGCCGTACTTGGTGTGGACCTCATCGATCATGTCGCGCCACGTCTCAAGACTTGCGCCTGACATACTCAGGCAATGCAGTAGATACACCTGCGAGCCGATCGAAACGTGAAACCAGACCGCAGTGTCGTCGCGCATGCCGAGATCCCACGCGCGATTAACGCGCTGGCCGGGGAGTGCACGAGCTAAGTCAGTGACACGGCCCTCGTGACGGACTGCGGCCATCTCGGCGGTGTAGAAAGCCCCGATCGTGGCGGCATTCCAGCTACACTCATATTCCTGCGAGAAATGCGCATCGCCTTGGTCCTTGCCGTATAGGTGACGATATTCACTTTGCGCCACGTCGAGCTGCGCGTCGGAGAGCACGTGTGTATCATGGACGGTCTTGATCTCGGCAAACCAGCCTTCTGTTTGCGTTGCGTGATCAAACATTGTCTTGCAGTGATTACGACCGCGTGGCGTGGAAATGAAAAGCGACCAGCCATCGTTTTCTTCGAGCATCGGCCGGCAGTATGCCCAGGCGCTTGGGTTGGATAAAGCAAACTCCGACCAGACGATGCCGGCCGGGGACGAACCGACGATGGCATCGTAGCGATCGCTGCCGATGAGTTGCCATGTTGAACCGTTGACGAAGCGCAGCATCATCTGATCGTCGATCGTGTGCGTGCGCATGTGCAGCGGAAATGCCTCATCGATGCGACGCACGCCGGTGTGCGGGTTGACTGCATTCCAAATTGATTTGCGTGCTTGCTGATACTCAGGAAGAGCGTGCCAGTAATTTCCTGGCCGCTGCATGGCTGCGACCGCAGCGAAATGTAGCGCGACTTCGTCTTTGCCGGCGCGGCGATGCCACACCGCGATCGCGCGTTTGCCACCTGATAACAGATAATTCCAGAGGTTTATTTGATGGTTTCGCGCCATCCATCCGTTGTTAGGTAAGCTGATGGCGAGCATGGGCGCGCATCATTTCATTTTTTCTTCGCGGCTTCTTTTTCCATCGCGAGCCGTTCCGCCATCAGATCGCGGATGACAATTTGGATTGCGTTGTCGCCCTCGTCGCCACCGATAACCTTTTGCACCTGAGCTGATTTTCCCCACCCTCTGTCCAGGAGTAGATCAGCCGCGTGCAATCGGACCTCTTCTTTTTTGCCGTTAACACAGAGACCGCAAATGGTTTGCAGCGCCACCTCGGTATGAGCACGCGCGAGCGACTCTAGGTGGATGATTTCTTTTGACGAATATCGTTTAGCTTTTTTAGCCATTTACGTCCTTGGTGCCCCTGCCTAAACCTATCGTCTACCACGAAAAAACTGGTTCCAAAAATTATTCACCATGACCTTCAAGGCGGTTATTGACACCAGTGACCTTCAAGGGTATATGACCACTGTTGCCAACGAGGCAACACGACCAGCAAACGAAAGGGGACTACCATGCAAACCGATAGCCAGCCGCTCGTGCCGTGGATTGTGATGACCTCCAGCGCCAAAATGCCGTCCAGCGTCAAGAGCGCTTATAGGAATGTAGCCCTAGTGAGGTTAACTGAGGAGTACCGGCTTGCCGGGTTGCGGCCATCGATGATTTCAACCAGGGCGCGAGGTGTTGTGGAGGTTCGCCATCTCGGCAAGCATTTTGTCGGCCGCACACCGAGGGGTGCCTACCAGATAGCGCTCGCCGGGGCTCAGGAGATCGCTGATAACCTAAACGCCGCTGAGGCTACCCGACTAGCCCTCGATGGTCAAAACTTACCAGAAGCCGTTAAAATCCACCCCACACACATATAAGGAACTTTTATCATGAATAAGACCGCACCAGTTGTTGCCATAAAGACAACGAATAATCTCGCACCTATGATCGATACTCTGGGTGACGTGCGCGCACGCATCGCTGAGTTGGAAAAAAAGGAGACTGAACTCAAAAACGCGATGAAAGAGCTAGAACCCGGCGCGTATGAGGGTGAACGCTATCGGCTAACAGTCACGCTCGCCGACCGGGAAAAGCTAGACATGGAGGCGGTGAGGGAGAAGTTGAGCGCACAGTTTTTGCGGGCGCACACCACCGTCTTCCCGGTGCGCACATTGCGCACCGTGGGTGTAGCCAGGCCGGTGGAGGAGGCATAAGCTCCGGCCTGCTTGAAGATTGAGCTAACTCAACCCCCGTCACCGGCATGGTGGCGGGGGATTTTTAGTGGTTTACTTGCCTATCCAGCGATAACAAACCTCACCAGAGGCATCGATTTTGGTTTCTATCTGGCCAGTCCTGACCATGTCAGCTAACACTTTTTCGGTCAGTGCATGCCGGCGGGCGCGAGCGATCGCCATGTGCCTTTCAAATTCAGCCTTCAGTTTTGGGTTTTTGTTTATTTGATCAAGAGCTTCGCGCCGTTGCGCGGGAGTCAATTCGGGCATGGTGGCCTCCTGTCAAGGTTGCTGTGCCAAGTAGCGGGCTGGTGAGGCATTCACCGGCCCGCTGCGCATTTGTAACCGGCTGGCAACGGCATGCAAAGTGGCGACTAAAAAAAACACCCGTCACACCCGTCCCGACCCGTCCCCTGGGTTAAATAGATTTGGTGATTTTAGGGGTGATTTTCAAAGTTACGGGACAGGTGGGACAGGTGCTATTGATGATAAATATATATATATATATCATATACTTACGTCTATAGCACCTGTCCCGGACACGTGGGTCACCTGTCCTGTTTTTTTTGCCGTTTTTCACCCCGCCTATAGCACCTGTCCGGGACACGTGGGGCACTGTTTTTTGCCGTTTTTTCACTTCCCGATCCACGTATAAAACCGGACGAGTGGCCCCCCCTTCCCCTTCGGCTTGGAAGGCCTGACATCGACATGTATTTGGTCTGCTATCTCCAATGAAATGAGCCCCTCGTTCACCTCCTTGACCTTCCAGTTGTGCTTGAGGCCACGATATATTTCCCGTCTTGACACCTCACCCTTGCTATACATCACCCGCTTGAGCGCCTTGGATAGCGCCTGCGTGTCACTGTCGGCCATGTACAGACCGGCACCTTCAACCATGCTTTGAGCTGACTTGACCGCCCACGCCTGCCCCCAGACCAGATCCTCTTCGTCAACGACGGCGTTCCACCGCACACCGGCACGCCCCACGGCATGCAGTGTGGCTAAACGCACCGAGGTCTCGGCAACCCGAATGAGAAGCGCACCCTCTTCGTCGTTGCCCCTGGCAAGCTGCCGCATTTTCTTTTCGAAGGCGCGCGCAACATCACACGCCTCGTC